GCATAGCAAGCCCCGCAAAGTGATCTCTCAGTTCCATTTCTCTCTCCTTGTTAAGTACTACTTAACTTCACCTTCGACGCGCACCTCCACGTCGTAATCATCTGCATCACGCATGATGATCTGCCCCACGTCGTCCCATGCTTGCTTGTGTGCGTCCTCAATAGACTCAGCATCGATATAGACTGTGTAGTACTGCTGCGCCATCACCAACACCTCAAACGTTTTCATTTCAGCTCCTCCGGTATTTCAACTTCATCGCCTAACTTGCTCGCCACGTAGCAGCGCATCGCTGCGATCAGTGGGGTGGGGCCATCCTCGAAGAAGGTGGTTTTGTGCGCCCAAATGATGGCGGTCCACCCTTTATGCTCATCATCGAAACTCATACGGACTGCGATTCCCTCCCGCTCAATGATCGGGCCTCCTTGCTCCCAGTCTGTTGATGGGTGCCACTCGTACCATAAATCCCAGGCGTCAGGCAGTTCTGCGCCTTCCTCGGTGCGCCCACGAACTTGTAACCCACCACCAAGATTAAATCCTGTTATTCGTTCTTCACACTTCGCCACTGCCCAATCAAGAGCAGCACCTGTTAACTCGTTTGTTTTCATTTCACCAACCCTCCCTTGTTGTTTAACCCTGTCAGCAGCGTGCGGTCTGTTATCAGCATGTAGTTGGATTTGTGCATGGGGGCAACGCACCAGAGCTTGCGGGCTTCACGCGCAGCGTCCTCTCGGCAGTCCCAACAAAAGCCATTAAGCGTATCGAGTGGGTCTAATAAGTCAGCCCCGCAGTCTTGGCAGTGCACGTAACGGATCATCTATTACCCCTATAAAACGAACAAATCCAAAAACTGAGCACGTTCACGTTTGCTCAGTGCTTCCCATGTGGGCTTGACGTACTGCACGTCGTACTCATACCCGCCGAATACGCGTCGCTGCACACGTCGCACCTCTACTTTAAGCACCGTCCGCACTTGGGGTTTGATGCTCTTGAGTTGCTCGGATAGGGTCTTGGGTGTGTTTCTCGTCGTCATTTCACTCTCCTGTAAGTTGTTGTGGTGCATGTGCACCGGACAGGCAGCGGTTTAGATCAAAATCAAAACCAAAAAGTTAAGTAGTACTTAACATCCACTACCTGTCCACTGCACACGCAGTGGTAGACCCTCTGCTCATTTATTGCAGTCCTGTTTGGGGTTCGGGTCGGGTGCATTGCTGTGCGTGACATATAGAAAGGTAAAAGAGAAAACAAAATAGATGGGTGAACTCAACACAACAAACCCACTTAACCTAACTCGCACAACAAAGCACCGCAGAGATACTGCTAAGGTAGCGACATGGGAGGGAGATGCGACCGAATTACATGCTGTGAATGTTGCAGCCCAATAAGATAGGGGTCAGCGGGACACGGCGATCCCATGCAACACGCATATTAGGAGCGATAAATCGCCCCTTCTGCTTTTCAAGCCAAAGGCATACCACAAGTAATCCAGACGTTATCTGTGCACCACGCACATCTTTACGCCTACTCTGCACCGTGTGGCACACAGCATGTTAAGTAGTACTTAACAAAGCCATCCACCACAATCGGCATTTCGTACAGATTGTTAAGGAACAAAAGAGCACGTCGGGAACGTATTCCCAACTAACCCCTATTATCTCATAAGTCTATGACCTTGTCAAGCCCCCAACGTCAAAATCTACTAGAACTAATATAAGATTTTTTATCAGTATCGATTTTTTTCTATAGGTGTATGAGATGTTTTTGGCACATTTGATGTTAAGTAGTACTTAACAAGGCATTTGTTCTGTATTGTTCCGGATTGTGTCGGCGGATGGAAAAATTGAAAACCTATTAGAATCATGATGTTAGGTGCGTTTGTGTCAACTTGTTCATTTGTTCCGTGAAATAGACCCCCTGCCAAGCCGCTTGTTCTATTAGATTTCCATGATAAAACGGGTGCGCGTATTATATAAATCTAATAGAACATCAAAGGAGTCGGTATATATATTTTGTTTTAGTGAACAATAGATAGGAAAGTGCCACTTACACATTTAAAATCAATGACTTAGGATTGTGCTTTCATGTGGAACAATACGGAACAATTGACTGCAAAAAACGAAAAAAACAATTGCGAATCAATGACTTAGGATTGTGCTTTCAAGTGCCCTTTTGTGTCACGGCACGGAACAATAGGTGAAATATAGTGCATGACGCGATGTTAAGTAGTACTTAACAAACCCTCTCACTCTCTGCGGAACTGGTTTCCGACGCCGCGCAACACGTGTTAACACGTTTTTTCTATGTTTGCTCGGCCTCACTCACTCTCACTCACGCTCGCACCCACGCACAGATAAGAACTGGCATCAGAAAAAAGTTGACAGGGGCGCAAAAAAACGTTATGCTGCATGCAGCATAACGGTAAACGCAATAAAAAAGACAACAAAAAACCCGCCAATCGGCGGGTTAGATTGAGCGGGTTAGATTTTAAATCATGCCAGTAGCAGCCATTGCGATTACAACAAGTAGCATTGCGACCATGTAACCCATAATGAAGCTTTCCATTCTATCCATTTTGAACCCCTAAATAATGGGGGGCAATCCCCCCCGATTGTTTACTTGCCTTCCGCTTCGTCGAGTGCATCGATCAAAAATGCTGCGATTGTTGCAAATTTGTCGGTACCCTTGAGCTTGTTTGCAAAATCGCGCAGCCGTTCAATTGCTTTGGATTTATCATCTTTTGCGAGGATCTTAAGATTGATATCGCCGGACTTTTCAGTTTTCGCGCCGGTTTTCTTGCCTGCCTTTTTTGCCTTGTTTTCGTCGTAGGCTTGGCCCGTGGTAACCGCTTTGCGAAAGTGCGCTAAGTAAACTCGAATTGCACCGGCAGATTGTGCCTTGCCTTTGGCCCCATAATACTTACCCGCCTTGAAGGTAAACCGACCCGCAAGAAAACCGTCACAAATTGCCGATCCTTCAGCGAGCAAGCTTTTAACTGCGCTTGCCGGAATAAGTTTGTGTAACTTGGCGGCTATAGCATTGGCATGTTCGCGGGCAGATTCGGCGGTTTTTTCCGATTGTCCAAACTCTTTTGCGAGGTTGACCATTTCGGCCGATGCAATAAGGGTTTCGGTTGTTGCAGGCTTGGATACTTGTTTAGTTGCCATGGTTCGCTCCATTTAGTGGCATCCGGTCGAAAAGTGACCGTAGACAAATAGTCTCATAAGTCTATGACCTTGTCAATAGGGTAATCAATATTTTTTCGTCATGTTAAGTATTACTTAACAATTATAAGTTCTGTATCATTAGCGGTTCTGTATCGTTGGCGCTTCTGTATCGTTGTCATATCGCTAAGGGTATGGGTTCTAGAATCTGGAGCACGCCGACCCCACCGTACCCCCACCCCCCTAATGTGGCGTGGTCGGACGCGCCCGCCCTTGCGGTGCAATACGCACATTACACACCACATATCCTCAATTTAATCTAATACAACTATAAGCACAGCAAAACTAATACCCCCCTCCCCCTTGCAAATTCTATAAAACACTTATAAGATCGCGCCTTGAAACGCACCCCCCTTACATTTCTGGAGTCCCGTTTCCTCCATGCCTATATTTATTACGCCCGATACAGATATTCCGTTGCCATTCGACCTGACCCCCGAGGAGGTGATTGGTTTTCGTGAAAGGGCTAAGGCAGCATGCGCGTCCATCCAGGAACTGATTAGCGTCGGCGCGACTATTAAAGTTAGCGACGAAGATTCAACAAACGCACATACCATTGTTTCTTCGGAAAACTTAAACGTTAGAACCACCCCACCGGGAACGATCCTCAAAATAGAGGCATTGCTAACTGAATACGATCACGAGTTCTTAGAAGCTAATAGACGTATTACTAATCTAGTAACCAACAAGTTGCTAGAAGAAGTAGAGAACCCCGACCCTAAAATTAGGATGCGAGCCTTAGAGATGCTAGGTAAGCGGAAAGGGGTTAATCTTTTTAGCGAGCAAGTTGAGATCACGATTAAACAAAAGCCGGTTAATGAAATTGAGAGTGAGCTAACAAGGCTGCTGCAAAAGTATGTAGGTGATGCCATTCCTGTCGAAGCCAAAGAGGTGCCACAGGATAAAAAGCCAAACACGATAGATTTATTAGATATCGATCTTGATAAAGAGCTTGGGTTAGAGGGGGAGGAAGATGCGGAACGATCTGCTGACAGCCCTGCGTGACAACCCAGCCTTATTAAAACAGATACCTGATGCGGTAAAACCGCGAGTATTCATGCTGCTTGAGGAGTTGGAGCAGCGCAAAGAAGCTGAGCAGGCGCAGAAGTCGTTCATGGCGTTTGTAAATAAGGTGTGGCCTAACTTTATTCATGGGGCGCACCATGCAAAGATGGCTGCTGCGTTTGAGCGGGTAGCGGAAGGCAAAACAAAACGCCTTATTATTAATATGCCGCCGCGTCATACGAAGTCAGAGTTTGCGTCTTATCTGTTGCCAGCTTGGTTTTTGGGTAAGTTTCCTGCAAAGAAAGTGATTCAGACCTCGCACACAGCAGAGTTGGCTGTAGGTTTTGGTAGAAAGGTGCGAAATCTTGTCGATCAAGACGTCTATAAAGAGATATTTCCAACAGTTGGCCTACAAGCGGACTCTAAAGCTGCTGGCAGGTGGGCGACTAACAAGAGTGGAGAGTATTTTGCTATCGGTGTGGGAGGTGCTGTTACGGGTAAAGGCGCGGATATTCTGATTATTGACGACCCGCACTCGGAACAAGAGGCTGCACAAGCGGAAACTAACCCAGAGATATACGACAAAACCTACGAGTGGTACACATCCGGGCCTCGGCAGCGTCTACAGCCAGGGGGTGCGATCATTATTGTGATGACGCGCTGGTCAAAGAAGGACTTAACGGGTCAAGTAATCAAGGCTGCGTCGCAACGCAGTGGGGAAGAGTGGGAGGTCATCGAATTTCCTGCACTTTTACCTAGTGGACGACCGCTGTGGCCCGAGTTTTGGCCCAAGATTGAGCTTGAGGCACTGCAAAAAGAGCTTCCCCATGCAAAATGGATGGCTCAGTACCAACAAAACCCCACATCAGAGACTTCTGCAATTGTTAAGCGGGAGTGGTGGAAGACTTGGGAAGATGAAGAAGCTCCCAATTGCGAATTTACGGTGATGGCGTGGGATACAGCGTTTGAAAAGAACAACCGTGCGGACTATTCCGCAATGACTTACTGGGGTGTGTTCTATAAAGACGATGACAACGGCATACCGCAAGCTAATATCATACTGCTCAACGCATTTAGAGAGCGGATGGAGTTTCCGAAGCTAAAACAGGTGGCGCTGGACGAGTATAAAGAGTGCAAACCTGACTCGATCATTATTGAGAAGAAGGCTTCGGGGGCACCGCTTATCTATGAGATGCGTGCGATGGGTATTCCTGTGCAGGAGTTCACCCCGAGTAAAGGAAACGATAAGATTGCACGGCTTAATGCGGTAGCAGATATATTTGCGAGTGGGCGGGTGTGGGCACCGAACACACACTGGGCGGAGGAAGTGATCGAAGAGGTTGCAAGTTTTCCTGCTGGCGATCATGATGACTATGTGGACTCGGTATCCTTGGCGCTGATGCGCTTCCGCAAGGGTGGCTTTGTCCGCACGCTGCTCGACGAAGAGGACGAGCCTGTGTATTTCAAGGGGCGTCGGCAGTACGCCTACTATTAAGGATAGATCATGGCTACAAGCTTTTTTGACAAAGCGTTAAACCAAGCTCCGATGGGGTTGCAGAATGATGGTCTGGTCATGGAGCCAGACATCGAGATTGAGATTGAAGATCCAGAGTCAGTATCAGTAGGTCTTGGTGGTCTAGAGATTGTGATCGAGAAAGAAAAAGAAGAGGATGGGTTTAACGACAATCTTGCCGAGAAGATGGATGCTAAAGAGCTAGCCACTCTTGCCGAAGATTTATGTAGTGATTTTGAAGACGACATCTCATCCCGTAAAGACTGGATGCAGACTTACGTTGATGGGTTAGACCTGCTGGGGCTTAAGGTTGAGGATCGGACGGAGCCGTGGCCCGGAGCGTGTGGTGTGTACCACCCCCTGCTGACTGAAGCTGTGGTGAAGTTTCAGGCTGAGACCATCATGGAGACATTTCCAGCACAAGGTCCGGTGCGTACCAAGATTATTGGTGAAGAAACTAAAGAGAAGAAAGAGTCTGCTGTGCGTGTGCAGGCAGATATGAACCACCAGCTTACCGATGTGATGATCGAGTACAGACCCGAGCACGAGAAGATGCTGTGGGGACTGGGGTTGGCGGGTAATGCGTTTAAGAAAGTCTACTTTGACCCAGGGCTTGATAGACAGACGGCGATGTATGTCTCCGCTGATGATCTTGTGGTGCCATATGGGGCGTCTAATATTGAGACAGCCGAGCGTGTTACGCATGTCATGCGTAAGACTAAAAATGAGCTAGAGCGGTTAATGGAGAGTGGGTTTTACGTCGATGTAGAGCTGGATGACTCCACCGATTCGCTCGATGAAGTAGAGAAAAAGATTGCAGAAAAGATGGGGTTCAGGGCAACTACTGATAACCGGTACAAGCTCTTAGAAATGCACGTCACCTTAGATCTCCCAGGCTTTCCTGATAAAGATGAAGATGGCAAAGAGACTGGGCTGGCTGTTCCGTACGTCATTACGATTGAGAAATCAAACAGTAAGATCTTAGCGATTAGACGCAACTGGAACCCAGACGATGAACTGAAGAAAAAGCGTCAGCACTTTGTCCACTATCCTTACGTCCCAGGCTTTGGCTTTTATGCTTTTGGGCTTATCCATTTGATCGGTGGGTTTGCCAAGTCGGGTACATCGATTCTCCGTCAGCTTGTAGATGCAGGCTCACTTGCCAATCTCCCAGGTGGATTTAAGACTAAGGGGATGCGGACTAAAGGTGATGACACCCCGTTTGCTCCGGCTGAATGGCGCGATGTGGACATAGCCTCGGGTGCTCTCAAAGACAACATCATGCCGCTTCCGTACAAGGAGCCGTCGCAGGTGTTAGCTGCACTCATGGATAAGATCATCGACGAGGGGCGTCGGTTTGCTTCTGCTGCGGATCTTAAAGTCTCTGATATGTCGGCTCAGTCCCCCGTTGGGACTACGCTAGCGATCCTAGAACGCACACTGAAGGTGATGTCGGCTGTCCAGGCGCGGATTCACTACGCGATGAAGCAGGAGTTCCGGCTCTTAAAAACCATCATTGCTGACTACACGCCAGATACATACGACTACGAGCCAGTGGATGGTCGCCCCAGGGCTAAGAAGTCAGACTACGACAACGTCGATGTAATACCGGTCAGTGATCCGAACGCAGCGACGATGAGCCAGAAAGTTGTGCAGTATCAAGCTGTACTTCAACTAGCTCAAACAGCTCCCCAGTTATATGATTTACCTTATCTTCATAGGCAGATGTTAGAGGTTCTTGGTATCAAAAACGCCGAGAAGCTTGTGCCGATGGAAGATGACATGAAACCGACTGACCCTGTATCTGAGAACATGGATATGTTCCAAGGCAAGCCAGTCAAGGCGTTTATCTACCAAGATCACGCCGCGCATATCACAGTGCATATGTCTGCACTGCAAGACCCAATCACAGCACAAGTTCTTGGTCAGAGTCCAAACGCTCAGGCTATGAGTGCTGCATTTATGGCGCATATTGCCCAACACTTTGCGTTCCAATACCGCAAAAACATCGAAGACAAACTCGGGGTTCCCTAC